AGCTTGACCGTGTTCACCCGGTCCTCCGGGTTGTCCTTCATCCGCAGGTATTTGCGAAGGATGGCGCCCGCACCGATCACGCCCTGATCCTCGTTGTCCCCGAGAAAAAGCGATGCCCGGTCGTCGTTGGTGATCCGCATCAACTCGCCGGCCAGCCGCGTAATCAGGTACATCTGATTGGGAAACCACGGCGAAACCGCGCTGGTCTCCGGTGTGGCGATATCGGCCTTTTGCGGGAAGTAGCGGCATGTCCACGGATACTGTCCCGAGGCCGGCGGCCACACGTAGAAATTGGGCGGCGAGGCCGGCGTATCGGCCATGTCGACGTAGTAATTCACCGGGTAGGAGCTGAAGCCCGGCGTCTGCACTTGCATGTCGAACTGCGCCTGATCGAAGTTAATCAGGACGTAGCGCACGCCGTTCAGATACCAGATGATCTCGTTGCGCTCCGCGCGCAGGAAGTCGGCCGGCAGCGCGTTCGGCCCGGTGCCTGGGATATACTGATTGCCTGGACCGGAGATCGTCGTGGTGTTGAAATTGCCGGTCGCGGTCTTGCGCGCGACCTCGAAGTCATAGTCCTGCGCCAGCTCCTCAAGAATGACGTTGAGAAGCTGCCCCGATTGGGACTCGTACTTAGGGCACTTCGCGATCTGGCGCGCGAGCGAACAGATTTGAGCCGCTGTCTGCGCCATCCTGCCTCACCTTATCATCGCCTCGAGCTCGGCGATATTCACCCTGTACCGCTCGACGTTGTACTTCATGCCCTCGATCGTCTTGCGGTGGTTCTCCAAGCCGACCTCTTGCTGCTTGTTCAACTTGAACTCGCCGCGGCGCCCGCTGCTGGCGTGCTCGGCCGCAGCCGCGTTCTGGAAGTCGGCCACCTTCTCGACCTGGTTCTTGAGCGCGATCTCCTCGAACTCCAGCTTCTTCCGCAAGTCCTTGACCTGATATTTCGCCGCCTGCCGGTCCAGCGCCCGCATTACCTTGTCGAGTGCGGCGTTGACCTGATCGTCGGAAGCCTCGAATGGAACGAATGACTGGGCGACGATCTGGCTTCGGTCGTGGATATTGAAGGTGATGGAGAAGCCAAGCGCAGGTGCAGTGCCGGCAGGAGTATCGTCGGGCATGTATGATCCTTCTAGGAAGCAAGTTGAACGCGGGCGGTGCCCTTCTTGGGCGAAAGGCGAATTGCGGTGTTGCGCTGCTGTTGCTCGAGGTAGAACGTGGGATTTTCCTTACCCTCGATCTCGGCCTGATGCCGCCACGACCGCGCCATCTGCTCGCGCACGACGTCAGCCTTGGCCTTCGGCAGTTCGTAGGTGCGGCCGTGCATGTAGGTCACGCCATCCAGCGTGATGCGGTCGATGTAATCGGCGAAGTTGATGTAGACCGACTCCAGATCGCCTTCATCGCCCAACGGCCCCTTCTGCACCGGGACGTCCTCGCTGCTGATGCCAAGCTCCTGCTCGGCCATGATGCGGGCCTGCTTGAGCAGCGCCTGCTCGCGCGCCTTGGCGAGCATTTCGGCTGGGACTTTGGAACGATCAATGCGACGGGAGGAGGCCATTAGCTGTGCGTCCATGAGGTTGCGGCAGAAGGAGCGGCGCCGCCAGCGATGGCGTTGGCCGACAACAGGATCGGCCAGCCGTTGGCATCGACGGCGACGTAATCACCGGGGAGGCACTGAAGCACGCCCCGGTTCGGGACATAAAGTTGGCCCGATGAGTTGAAGGCTCCGGGGAAGATCGGCTTAGCGGAAGGTGCGGTCTGGGCGAGTTGCCCGCTGTCGTTGGAGTTGTCGTTCAGGATCCTGACGGCAAGGGCCGCCAAATCCGTAGCGTTCATGTTCTGAACGAAGCGGAGGGCCGCCAGAGTAGTCGTTCCGTTGGAGCCCAGCGTAAGTAAAGCCATAGTATTACCCCTGACTGTTACTTAACCGAACGACGATGAGAAGGCGCTCGTGCTCTCAATTCTCATCATAAAAGCGGCATTACTGATGAGCGTGCCGTAGAACACCTTCCATCCTACGACCCTTAATTGATTTAACGGATCGCTCTTGTCTGCACCAAACAACGCCGTGATCTTCACCTCGTCCAGACTGACCTGCGCATAACTCCCCCGACCGAAGATGAAGGTCGGATAGACCGTGATGCCAACCCCAGGCACCGCCGGAGGCGTCTGGGCCGTGCCCAGCCCGGTGATCGTGACGGTGGTGCCGCCGGTGAGCTGCGTCGCCTGTCCCGCCTGCGGGCCGATGGTCGGACCGGAGGTGGTCAGGCCGAGATTGAGCAGGCTCGTAAGGCCGAGACCGCTGATGTAGACGTTCCACGTATAGCCAGCCGTGCTCGGCAGCGTGACGTCGATCGAGCCGTTCGGGCCAACCACCGCCACCGCGTTCGATACGGCGCTAATGATCGACTCGTACTGGTTCTGGTTGTCGGAGCCGGTGACCTGGATGACGTAGTTGCCAGTTGCCAGCGATCCCTGCGTGGAAGCCACGCCCTGCACTGCGGTCGCACCAAGGAAGGTCGGCACGAGGTTCGAGGAGCAGAACCGCACGCCGCCCCACTCGCCCACTTCGGCGTTGTAGAGCCGGTTGATATCGCTGTAGGACCATGCGGTGACGATGGTGGAGTTCTCGCGCAGATCCTGCACGACCAGCGGATGGAGGATGGACGGATAATGCGCCATCTGGCGCGGATTGCTTGATGCCTTGGCGCCGCCGGAATCAGCCTGGACTTTGATATCGGTCTGTTCGTCGCCCATGTAACGGGGCGAGCCGATCGTCGACAGCGCGCCAACTGCGCGGTTGATCTCGTGGGGGTTGAGAACGTCGCCGGCGACCAGGGAGGCCCTCGAGCCGCGGGTATTGACGTAGTTGATCTGGGTCGTACCGGCCAGAATGCTGTTGAAAGTGTTGCGATCCAGCGTTTCGCCGATCTGTAGGCCGATCAGCTCCTGTGCCTTCTGCACCAGCGGATGCTTGATGGTGAGCTCGGCTACGTCAGTGATCGTGACCTTATCGCCCCACTGCTGGGCGGTCGCGCTGACCTGGGAGATGGTCATCGTCTCGCCGATCGGCGGGACGCCTTCACTCAGGGGCGAGAACGGCAGCGGGATGCGGTTGAACCGTGTCGCCGTGTAGGTCGTGCCGCGTCCTTTGGGGAGCGTGGCTGGATCGCCAAACTGATAGGCGACGAGGGTGCGGCGAGCGAGAGGGAGGGTTTTGTCGGCGATGTAGTTTTCAATATCCGAAGAAAACTGAGAGGCTGCGTTCGTGGCCATTTCTCGCTCCTAGAACGAACCACGCCGCATGGCGAGGTTCAGAAAGTTATGTTCTCCAGGCGCTTATCGCGCGCCTCCTGCTCCGATATCTTGCCACGGTTACCCGCGGTATCGCTTCTCGCCGCTCCGGGGCGCACGGTCTGGCGCTGGATGCGCTGCTGACCCTGTGCCTGCTGCCGCTGCTTCGCGACGCTCCTTCCGGCTCTTGCCTTCTCGCCGATGATGTACGTCAGAAGACGTTCACGATCGACGTTCTGTCCTGCCGCGCGCATCTGCTGGAGGCGCGTCTCGACCTCATCGGCATACTTCGCGGCAAGCGGATCGGTCGCCTTCAAAGCCGTAAAGGCCGCCTTGTCGCTCGTCTCGTAGGTCTGCCACTGAATTTGTCCTAGTGTCGCCTGGAACCGCTTGTCCGACTCGCTGAGCCGGTAGTTGATAAGCTCGTCTGGGGTCATCAGAGCAATCTGCTCTGGGGTTGGCCCCTGTGGTGCCGCCTGTGCGGGTCGCTCAAGCCGAGCGATCCGCTCCTGCAATTCGCGTGCTGCGTTCTCGGCGCGTGTCGCTCGCTCGGTCGCCTCCTTGGCGGTCTGCGAGAGCTTCTGGAACCGGACTTCGCCGCGTGAAGGTTGGCGTCGCGCCGGTTCGCCGTCTACTTGCTGACCTTCGCCAGCACTCGCCCCGTCACCTTCGGCGGCCCCTTCAAGATCGACCCCATCTTCTGGGTTTTCGCTATCGGGATCTGTGGCATCCGCTTCGGCTTCGAGCCCTTCATTCGGTGTTCCTTCTTCGATCGGGAGATCGTCTTCCTCGCCTGCCATTTCAATTCTCCTGCAGCGGGCTTACGGCCGCCAGTCGTGGGGCTCCTTACGGGAGCGACGCGGTGCGGTGACTTACGGCCACCAGTCGGAAGACTGCATTTTCAACGTCTTGCGCCAAAATGTCAATGCGGCGTGTGAAGGTCACCGGAACGACCACGCGAGCAGGACAAACCCCATCACGATGAGCGCCAAACCAATAGACGTCGAACTGGGGTATTGCACTTATCGGCGGGGCCCGGCTGACTGTGGCGACAAAGTTGAACTAATCTGGGTTAAGACCTTCTCCAGTTTCTCGTCGGTCGACTTCTGCCGTTCCTGCTGTACCGCCATCTGCGTGGCGAGCGTGGTCACAGCAGCCGCGATCTTCTCGTTGCTGTCGAGGAACTGCTTGCCGAGCGTGTTGCGCTTCTCGTCCTGCTCTTTGATGGCCGCTGCAGTCTTGGTTAGCGCATCAGTCTGGACAGCCTTGATATCCACCACGTTGTAGGTGAGGTAGGCGTAGCCGATCGCCACAAAGAAGATGCCTGCGGCAATGCTGAACATCTGCACCATAGAGACCTTGAACTTGGTCTCAGGCGTGATCGTCGCATCCACGTCGTAGTGGGTATGCCGAGCTTTCATTCGCGCACGCTTTGCCATACTCAGGCAACGTAGTCGGGGTCACCTGGTTGCGCAGGAGGGAGAGGTGTCTCGAGCCGCGCGAATAGGGCGTCGATGCCGGCCGCCAGCGTTGCACGCTGATCGTCGTTCGGAGCCTGCCCCGTCAACTCACCGTACAAAGCCTCTGCGTAAGGCTTGAAATCCTTAACAGTTTGAACAACTTGCGGGGCGATCTTAATCAAGGTCGAGATCGCAGTGAGAACGATGCTGGTGATTGCTGACGGGTCCATCACTTGATCCCATATTGCATCTGGAGAAGCTTGTAGTCGTTGATGATCTGGCTGGCGCTTTCGACCAGTGCGACAGCGTTTAGCTGGCCGCCGACCGAAGCCCTGTTGGCCGCCTGTACGGCCGCCTGTACCGGGATCGCAGCCTGCTGAATGCGGACGACGATCTGACGGCAAGACGGCGGGATCAGCCGCTGCGCGCAGGCATCGCGATAGTTGGCGCTGATCGCGAGCGTCGCACCCCAGGAGGCGTTGATCGTGTCAAGCCGCGACTGCGTAAGCGGATTAACGATGCTCGCGCAACCCGCAAGTGCAAGCGCCAGTAGAACGGGGATCAAACGTCTCATTGGCTCACCACCTTCGGTCGTGTTGGATCAGAAAGCGCGGCCGCAGCCCCATCGGGCGGTGCCGTCGTGTCGACAACAATCTTCTTGACGTCGGGCATCGCCTCAACTGCCTTGAGCTGCGCGGTATCAGTGTGAGCAAACATCGACCAGATGATAGGCGCAAGCATGATGATCGCGCCAGAAATTTGCTCCCACATCGCGCCGTTGATGCCCAGCGTACCGTGAGCAACGACAGCAGTGCCAGCGATTTGAAGAAGGGTACGAAGGAGGCTGAGAAGCTGGGCGTTGTTCATAAAATCCCCTTGCCGCTAAACGGGTTGTATCATAGTCCTCGTGTGGACACAATCTAGACCACCGACACCTGATGGCTCGGAATATTAGCTGCAACCATTATCGGCCCTACAATCGGTAGTTGGACCGCTTTTGGCCAGAAGTAACCAATGAGGCCGAAAACGCTTGCTTGTTTTGCCAGCATCTCGATTTGCACCATGTCTGATTCATTCCCACCCAGCGTCCACACGAAACCATTCCGCTCACCGCAATAAAAACCGACGTGCCCGAGACCAGATGCGCGTGACGTTCGCCAAAAGACCGTGATAGCGCCCAACGCAGGTCCAGATAGCTGAACAAAATCAGTATCATGGCGAAAGGATTGCGATGCTGGCGAGCGCGTTCCCACAACGCCGCTGCTTTCCAGCATCGCATTGGCAAAAATTGCACACCACGGCTCGCCTTGTTCGCCGCAATGAGCAAGGTTGCAATAACGCTGAACTGAAGGGCCGCCATTATTTCCTACCTCGTGCGTGCCAATTTCTTTCCACGCTGCCTGAAGCCACTTGGGAGCATTATCTGGGCACTTCATCGTTATCTCCGATCGTAATTCATCCAAAGCGCGCGAAGATGCCTCCGCGCCTCTGTCGCGTCCTCGCCGCCAGCTTCTTCATATTCGGCCAAGGCGTACCACAAATCAGCGGCGTTCGGGTTGCGCACGAGCGCCGCCTTGATATCAGGAATGGCGAACTCCCGAGCCACGTAAAGCCGAGTCGCCACCCAGAAGTACGCCGGAGCCGCCCGCATCGGGTAGTCCAGCGGCCACATGATCGAGGCGCGATGCAGGTGAAACAGGGCTTGCCCAACCGTATCGGAGCGCTTGGCCCAATAAAACTCGAGCTCGGCTCCAAGCGAGCGAACTGTGCAGTCCAGGCCGATCGCGGCAAAGACTACCAAGAACAAGAACCGCGAGAAACGACGTAGCAGGCATATACAGCGGGAAAGCAACGAGACCCTCCGACAAAAACACGATCAGAACGTAGTGCTCGGCGCGCAGCGGCCGCGCAAGCCATGCGTACAGTAACAGACCTAACACCAAAAGCACGCCGGGACCAAGTTCATAGGTCAGGTTGAACAGATCGGCGTGCGCCGAGCTCGGCCGAAACAGCAGCGAGTCCAGCCGCGTCGCGTGCTCGGGA